ATGCGTATCTTGTAAGAAATTGACGTATGCCATGTATGGAGTTTTTGGCACAGGTGCATTTACTAGGTCGATTGCTTTATCATATTTTCCTATGAACTGTTGTCTTACCCAACCAACTGTGCCTTTCTTGAATTTTTTATCTAATGGTAGTCGTTCACCTTTTAGATATCTTTTACCGTGAGAAGTCTTACTCCATTCTGCAACTGTTGGTGCAATACAATTACCATTAAGATAAACATTCACTTTGATATATGAATCATTATCACTTTTGTTTTTTGAAAGTTTATAAAGTGCTTTCAGGCCTTTGAATAGGTTTATCTTTTTACTCATCGTCTATATCTTCAAGTTGTCCCTCGTCAATCTCAGCACCACAGAATGGGCAATGTTGTATTCGATAATGGTGTCCGTCCATTTCAGAATATATTTCACATTCTGATTGGCAATCTGTACAAAAAAGTTTAGTTAAACTCACTGTTATATGTCCCCTCTTCTTTTACTAGGTAATTAGGTTTGTCGATTAAATGTGGTAGTTCTAAAAGTTTACAAAGATTTTCGTAAGACTTAACCTTCCCATTCAATGTCACGAATGGTAAAGGCGTTTCCCCAATATCTTTGTATGTAAAATCTAAACCGCATATGTAAATCCTTACTTCATTCTCTACCCTATCTATGGTATCAAGCATATGTCTGTATCTATCGCAGTATACGTCTTGTTCCCTTTCGGTAGGAAGATATAGTTTATAACTGTCCACCTTTATGTAGTCCTTCAAGTTCGGTGTATCCACCGATATTTTCATTATTAACTATAATTTGTGGAAAAGTTCGAGCGCCAGGAAATTGTTCCAGTACGTCTTCTCTCTGAAAGTCTTCTCCTAACTGTTTATATATGAATTCATATCCATTAGTTTCACATAGTCTTTTTGCCATGTCACAGTATGGACACTGTGTTTTTCCCCATATCTCTATCATTTTAATTCTACCTCTATAAATTTACCAAGGGTTTCTATATCATTCTCTGACAACATTCCTGCTTGTCCCCACATAATTGCTGATTGAGCACCGACTTGTTCACCGTTCTTATATTGAGTCAATCTATTTATTATGTAATCTTTTGTCTGACCTGCGAGTTTAGGAAATGCACCTATTCCACCACCGTCATTACCATGACAGGCGGCACAACCAGCCCATAGACTTCTGATTGAAGAAAACTCATCTGCATTTGCAAGTTCTTTCTTTCTTTGTTCAATCTCTACAACTGTTCCATGAGTCCTTACATACTCTTCATAACATTCACCAGTACAAGTTTGTACTCTTGAATAACCTTTGTATTCTAAATTAGGATAGATTACACCTGAAAAAAATCCAGCAAATACTATGCAACCTACTATAACCATTCCTAGTTCTCTCATTTTTCTCCTATGCTAAATTACGATACTTTGAATCAATACAATGACCATGATAAGTTTTCATATTATCAGGACAATCTATATCATCAATCGTATCATTAAATTCTTCCCACTCTTGTTCAGGTTGTTTTCTTTTTCTCTCAGGCTTTTCACAAATGTATGTACCGTCCTTTTCATTGAAGCACAGTCCGTCAAGAGTTTCGATTGTACTTACACAACCTGCAAGATATACTGTAATCATTGTTGTAAATATTATTTTAGTCATGTGTTTTCCATTCGTCCGTTTCTTTATCTAAATCTTTGAATGACATGTGAGTATCGTATCCTTTCTTTTTCATTGCAACTTGAAACATTGTAGCTTCTGAAATAGAGGCAAAGATATACTCTGCTTTCACGTCACCTTTCAATTGACATTCTACTCTGTATGCAGGTGTCATAAACTTCTCCTAATCATAAAACATTCCTATTGTAAATCTGTACATTGGCGCTTCCACACTTGGTGACCTTATTGCGTGAGTGACGCCTGGCGCTAACCATAATAAAGCTCCTGGCGTATATGGTACAGCGGCGTGGAAAGTTTCTCCGTCATTTTCATAAACTATAGTTTCACCACCCCATTTATTGTGCCACTCAAGATTTGCATAGTAAACTAAAGAAGTTTGTCTTCTATGTGTATGAGGCCAAAATTGTTGTCCTTGAAATACTAAGTTTACTGCCATGTAATCAATTTGTTTGTCTCCCATGATATCATGATATTCTTGACAAAACTCATGAGGGATACCTAACTCTTCAAAAGGTTCAAATCTATTTTTACCATACCTATCTCTAGGTTCGTTTCTTCGTGCTACATGAGCAAGATATGATGTTTTTGTAAATGGTGCTTCGACACCATTGTAATCATTCCAACCAATATTGTAATCTTTCGTAAGTAGAGATTGCCATATAGGAATCCTTAGATTCATAGGTAAGGCATTTGGTATTAATTTATATAAATCGCTTTCTAGTTTCATATCATAATTTAAAGCCAGAGAAGGTATCGTCTTGTATATCTTGTTTGATACCACCTATGACATAACTTTCAATTTCAGTCTCTTGTGGTGCATTCTGTAGTCCTCTACTATTGAACCAGTGTTTAGTCCATGGCAGTGGGTTATTTGCACTAGAGATATCATATATTGCATTTAGACCTATTGCTCTAAGTCTTTTGTTTGCAATGTATTCAACATAATTTCCTAACAACGGTACAGATAGTCCTATCATAGAACCTTCTTTAAATAAGAACTCTGCCCATTCTTTTTCTTGATTTACTGCGTCCTCGTACATAGCATAAACTTCTTTCTCACAATCCTTCATAACTTTATTCATGACTTTATCTTTCTCATGATTCTGATAACATTTAAGTATGTGTTGTGATACAGCAAGGTGTTGTGCTTCGTCTCTTGCGATAAGAGATAATATCTTTGCACTACCTTCCATGACTTTCAGTTCACCGAAAGCGAAGGAACACGCAAAGGATACAAAGAAGCGTATTCCCTCTAATATATTCACACTGATAAGTGCGAGATATAATGCTTTGTATAATTCGTATTCGTCTACCTTTTGACCTAGTAACTTCTTACGTCCTAGATTTATAAAATGGTCGTATTTTTCTGTGACCATATCTGCCCTCTTAATGATTGCTTCTTCGTCTAATATGGTGTCAAATACGTCACTTGGGTCTGCGTACACATTCTTTATAATGTGTGTATAACTTCTACTATGAATAGTCTCAAAGAAATCCCATGTAATAATGCAAGACTCAAGTTCAGGAAGGGTCACGAATGGTAAGAACGATAATGCTGGTGCCCTACCCTGAACTGAGTCTAGCAAAGTCTGATACCTCAGATTAGAGGTAAAGATATGTTTTTGTGATTTATTTAAAGAGGCATAGTCGTTCCTGTCTTTTTGTAAAGATACCTCTTCGGGTCTCCAAAAGAATCCTAATTGTTTCTGTGTTAATTTATCAAATATAGGATACTTGAAGTCGTCAAATCGTTGTGTGTTCAAGGCTTCACCAAAGAATATTTTCTCCTTGGTGTAGTCTATTTTGTTCCTGTTAAATACCGTCATTCTTTTATCTTCTCAAATTCTAAATGTTCGTAATTGTTTACGAATTGTGCCTTATCGGGAAAATGTTCCCACTCGTTCAACCATTTGGTGTATTCTTTTTTTGTTGTTTTAAATTCTTTTTGTTCATAGGGATTACTTCTTCCGTCAAATTCTAGTACATTTCCTGTAGAGGTGGTGCAAGAGCCATGGTCTAAGTAAAATTCACCAAATTTATCTAACCGACTGCAACTTGAGGTAAAATAATGCAAAAACATATGATACGAATAGTCACCTATAAAAGTATCTCGCCAGTGTACCACATTTGGGCCCTGATACAAGAGTAAATCCCCAACTTCTAGGTCTACACAAATAGCATTTTTTCTTCTTCTAATTGGAATACCTTGAGTCGCATTAAAATCAGTTCCCATATCTATCCAATTCTTAGTATTATCTAACCATATTTTCCATGGTTTACCGTCATCTGATTGATACCCCAAACAAAGAGTAGCACTTACTTCACATGCAGGTCTGTCTGTATGTGCTCTTAAATACGCACCTCTTTCATATTTTCTAGTATAAGAATAGGTTTGATGTAAACCCATATCAATTCTCTTTGCTAGTTCTTTATGTAACCACCTATGCATTGCAACTCCCATAGGTGTTGTGTGACCACCCTCAGAAGTATAATATGAAGATTTAGGACTCTCAGGTATTGGTTCCTTTTCTTCGTCAAATATAACTGCTTGTGATTCAGGATATGCTTCAATTGTTTTCCACGTATCAAGTGCAAAAGTTATTATCTCTTTTGGTATAACATTACGCAAGACTACATAACGGTCTTTTATGAATTTGACTGTATCGTCATTCATAACTCCGTGTGCGTCTTTCCCGTAATTCGGGCCGTCTCTATGTGTTACTTTATATGGCACAAGCGTCACAATCCTCTTCATCGAATGGGTCATACCCACTCATTACATTAGCTGCGTCATCTACTGCGGAAGGTAATTCTTCTTTAACAACGTCTTCTTCTTTACCGTCCATAGTATTATGGTAGTAAGAAGTTTTCCACCCATATTTATAAGTGTTGAGTAAATCATTTGCCATAACAGACACAGGAACTTCACCATTTTCATAGTTTTCAGGATTGTATGACCAGTTACCACTAATACCTTGGTCAAAGAACTTCTGCATAACTGCAACCACTTTGATATATCCAAGATTATCTTTCATATCCCATAGCAATGTATAGAAATTCTTAAGTTGTGTATACTGAGGTACAACCTGTTTCAGTGTTCCCTTCTTACTCTTCTTAACTGACAAGTGGTCTCTAGGTGGTTCAATACCATTTGTCGCATTTGATACAACACTAGACGATTCACTAGGCATTTGTGCACTAAGTGTAGAATGTCTCATACCATGTTCTAGGACTTCGCCACGTAGCGCCTCCCAGTCTTTTTTATACTTTATGTTGACTAGGTCGTCCACGTCCTTCTTGTATGTATCTATGGGTAATATACCCTTTGCATACTTAGTTTTGTGGTGCCAATCATTCTTACCCTTCTCTTTTGCAACCTGTACAGAGGCTTTGATTAGTGAATACTGAAATTCTTCCGTTAGTTCATGTACTAAGTTCAAAGATTCTTCACTCCCATATTCTGCCTTGTTCTTTGCAAGATAATGTGCGAGGCCAATATATCCTATACCAAGACTTCTTCTCTTGATTGTGGATATCTCAGCCGCTTTCACAGGGTATTCTTGATAGTCAATCAATTCGTCAAGTGCTCTAACTGATAGGTCACATAAATGTTCTATCTCGTCCAACTTAACAATACCTACATTGATTGCACTCAAAATACATAATGCAATCTCACCTTTATAATCGTCAATAGATTGTATAGGTTTTGTAGGCAAAGTGATTTCCTGACAAAGATTACTCATGTTCACTTTGTCAAGGAAAGCACTGTGTGTGTTGCAGTGGTCTATATTCATGATATAGATTCTGCCAGTCTCTGCTCTTTCTTTTAGTAAATCTGTTATCAATTCACGGGCATTTACCTTAGTCTTTGGAATACTAGTTGCACGTTCATACTTCTCGTACAATTCGTCAAACTCAGGTGTTCCAAATGCCTCATATAGACCTTCTACAACGTGTGGTGAGAACAATGTAATGTCCTCGTTTTTGAGGAATCTCTGATAAAAGAGTTCACTCATTTGAATAGAGTAGTCTAGTTTCCTAACTCTATTATCTTCTGTTCCCTTGTTATTCTTGAGAACAATGATATCGTTAATCTCTTGGTGCCAAATAGGAAAATGTACTGTCGCACTACCACCTCTTACACCATTTTGTGTACAACAACGAACTGTAGATTCAAACTTTTTAAGGAATGGTATGACTCCTGTGTGTTGAACTTCTCCACCACGAATCTTTGCACCAAGTCCTCTGATACGTCCTGCATTGATTCCAATACCAGCACGTTGTGCTACATATTTTCCAATCGCCATGTCACTTGAGAAAATAGAATCAAGAGAATCGTCACTGTCAACCAATACGCAACTTGCAAATTGTTTGAGTGGTGTTCTTACACCTGCCATAATAGGTGTAGGAATATTAATCTTGAATGTAGAGATTGCGTCATAGTAATTTTTTACATACCACAATCTGTTTTTCTCACCGTGTCCATTATACTTTTGAAATAAAGTCATAGCAATCATCATGTACATAAACTGTGGTGTCTCATAGAGTTCACCTGTACTTCTATCTTGCACAAGATACTTGTCTACTATTTGTTGTAAACCTGCGTAAGTAAAATCGAAATCTCTTTGGTGTCTGATATAACTATTACACGTATCAATTTCTTCTTCTGTATAATGTTTTAAAATTTCTTTTGTATATACACCTTGCTCTATGTTTCTGTTAATCATATCATAGAGTCTAGGATATATGTCTTTACCGTCTTTCCACTTGGTTCCAAATACTTGTTTCTGCAATGCAAACAACAAAAGTCTGGCTGCTACAAATTGATAGTTAGGACTTTGTAAAGAAATCAAATCAGAGGCTGACTTGACGAGAATACTCTGTATGTCCTTGGTAGTGATACCGTCATAAAATTGAAGACCACTATTCATTTCAACTAATGATTCTGAAATACCTGTAATATTTTTACAGGCGGCGGATACCATAATGTGAATTTTGTCTAGGTCAATATCTACACGTGAACCGTCACTTTTAACGACCTTAATATCTCCATTGTCTGTCATGTTTTTTTATACTCCTGTAACTTAAGTTTAGCAGAAAGGCCTGAATAAGTGCAAGAGTTTATAACTTCCACAATTTCATTCTGTGTCATTCCGTTCATAATCATATCATTAATATCTTTGAGTCCTTCAACTCTTCTATCATGCCAAATACAAACCGAGTAACCGTCATCGATTACTTCTTCGATTTTCTTTAGAATAACTGTATTGCGTGGTTCGTTATCATAAATTATTATTGCATTCTCTTTTAGATGTTGTATCTTTTTAAAATCACTACCACCAACTGCTATAGAGTTTGGTAGGAATAGACTATCTATCGGCCCTTCTGTGACATAGATAGTCTTTGACTTGTCCACATTATTGATGTTGTAGATGAGTGGTACGTCATCTACGAATCTCATGGTTAAGTATCTCAGGGGCGTGTCGTTAATTGCCCTGCCACTTACACCAATCAATTCTCCATTCTCTGAATAGAATGGGAAAACTATTCTAGGGTCATTGCCGAGTTTTCTATTTTTATACTTAGAACTTAAGTATGATAGTACAGAAGAATCTTGTACATACCATAATTTTCTAATGAGTTCTTCGCCAATCTGTCGGTCTTGAAGGTATTCTCTTGACTCTGTCTTCTCCCATGCCCGAACAGCGACTGCTCGCAAATCACCAGTATTTGTATTTAGAATTGATTTAAACTTAAAGTCATTTGCACTTGGCATTTTACGTTTCTTAACTTTAATTTTACCACCCTTCTCTTGTAGATACTCTTTCAGATATTCTTTGTGGATATCAGGAAAGTGGTCTTTCAGGAAATGCACGCTCGAAGTTGACTTACCACAATTGTGGCACTTGTAAATAAAGTTTTGGTCAACCGCAAAATGATATCCTCTTGCTTTGTGTTGATTCTTTTGG